TGTGACCAGAATCTGTTTGCTGTAATCATACTGTAAGTTTCTTCTTCCTGTGTAGGATCAAAGGCACGGAATGTTGTGCTTTGAATTTTATTATCTGAATAAACAGATGAATCTTCATACAAAGTATTCTGCACTGTTGCACCATGAATAGCACAAAGTAATGCTCCTCCTAATATACCTGCTACACCCATCATATGAAATGGATTTAGAGTTATGTTATGGAAACCTTGAATGAATAAAATATAACGAAAGATTGCTGCGACACCAAATGAAGGTGCAAAGAACCAACTATGTTGACCTAAAGGATAGATCAAAAAGATGCTAGTGAAGACTGCGATTACAGCAGAGAATGCGAGAGCATTGTAAGGACGTATCCCAACAAGTCCTGCGATCTCAAACTGTCTTAACATAAAACCTATGAGTCCGAACACACCATGAAGTGCTACGAAATTCCATAGACCTCCTAGTTGTAACCAACGAACGAATGAACCTTGTGCCTCTGGTCCCCAAAGGAACAATAGACTAT